GTTAGTGATAAAAGAACTAAAACGCTTGGGGTTTGATTTTGAGTATAGCGAAACTCGAATATCGTCACCACCGTACAATAATAACTTCCTACATGACAGTGACACTATGAATTTCTTTGCTGGATATATTTGCTCTGTTAATCCCAACATTGTCAATGTTGCTATGGGTATGCAGGCTAATGATGCCAATCAAAGTTTAGAACTTCGCCGTAAACGTGCTGACCTAATACTTGGAGCATTTACAGAAGTTAAGAAAATCTATCCAGTGTTTGACATGACCAAACGTGAAATTTATGACAGTTTACCAGATCCACTACGTAATATGTTTTGGAGTTGTAGACGTCCTGTATACACAGAAAAAAATATCCAACCTTGTGGAAAGTGCGGCACTTGTGCTAAGTTAAAGGCTCAGGGTATACGTTAAGACTTAAAGTTAAAGGCCACTGAGATTCTAAAATCGTCACTGTAGTTTTTCAATACTCTATGTGCTGTGTTGCCCGAGAATAATAAAAAATCTTCTCTACTGGGTACAAATGTTTGGTACTCTTCGTGGTGGTTAAACTCTATAGCACCTGAATTCGCCTGCGTCTGTATGTACAATACTCCAACCCACTTGTAAGGATTATGTGTGTGCCAACGATATTCATCACCTGGAGCACCGCAGTTGAACCACCACTCGTCTATGGTCATTTCACCTATTGACTCTGCCACTCTGTCAAGTGTGGACTGAAACCAAGGATAAGGATTGTTTCTAATTTTACGACTGTGCCAAGTACCGTGTACTCCACCACGACCTCTATCAAGGGTGTGGTAGAGTTTTACAACTTCTTCAGCAACACACTCATCTATTGTGATCTTGCTCTGAGTGAACATAATTTATTATGTTGGGAAATCACTGCTTAAGGCTACACCGTTATTGGTAATAATGTGATCGTTGCTGTCAACTGTTGGATTGACTTTACTCAAGAACAGTCTAGTATCTCCTTCAACACCATATGTTGTTGTGGCTGTAAATGCCCCTGTATACTTGGCAAAACTACTGATCCTAACCATGGCCAGTTTACCATCAAAGTGGCTTTCATAATTTGGAGCAAGTCGACCAATGTATAGATTAGACGTGGCATTTGACCAACCGTTACCTAAATAGTTGCCAGAAGTTTTCGTCTGCTCAACTCCATTATAGTAGACTTTCTGTGTACCTGCGTTGTAGACCACTGCCACGTGTGTCCATTGGCCTGCTGTGGGTTCAGTATACTCAACCGCGTCGGTGTTTGATTGTGCGATACTTAAATGGCCCCCGGCCAAGCCAATCAGTATACTGTTGTTGTCGGGCATACCGTAATACCAACCACCCTGATTGATCAAGCCCCATTGGCCGCCAGGAATGTTTATGTTGGCACTGGAAGCGTTGTTGGCCTTGATCCAAAACTCTATAGTGCCTGTTGTTCCTAAATTCCAATCGTTACCGCCCGCCACATTTAAGAAATCGCCTTGTGGCTGATTAAATTCTAAACTTTGGAATCTTGGGAAGTCTGTGCTGGTTGTAACAGCGCCTTGAACTGAAATAGGATGTCTTCCAGGACCGCTGAAGTTTACTGTACCTACAATACCCCATCCAGGTGAAACAGGCACTCCCCAATTGTCAGGATCTGCTGTGAACACCGCTCCAGTGACAGTTGAAGTTGTTGAATCGCTAACCTTTACCACTGTGTCGCCTGTCCGTATTTGATTATTTAGATCAGGATATGTTGCCTTGGAAATATAGATCCTAGCAACGTCACTAGTGACTGTGGCTACTCCATTCAACTCATAAAGAGCCAGATCAGTCAAGGGATTATTACTACCCAACATCAGTCGAGTGTCTGATTCAACTCCATAAGACAGCGACGGGCTAAAGTTGTCTAGATACTTGGCTGTATTACTGATTCTGATCATGGCCAGTTTGCCAAGGAAGCCTTGACCGTTTACTCCTGCTCTGCGGCCAATGTTTAGATCTGATGAGCCGTTATTCAGCGTCATACTAAATTGCGTTTGATTCACTCCGTTGTAGTATAATCGGGTGTTGCTGACTCCGTTACGTACATACGCCACGTGAGTCCACTCTCCTGGAGTAGGTTCTGCGTAGCCAACTTGACTATTGCTAATCAGTAAGCCTCCCTGCATATATCCTAGATCAATATTGCCATTGCTTGGACCTTGTGACATCACTGTTCGTATAGCACTGGGACTACTGGAACTAGCACTTTTACTCCAGAACTCGATGGTATATGTATTGCCCAAGTTCCAATCGCTTTGTGTATTGGATACCAGTAGGTATGGATTGCCTGCTGGGAAGTCTAAACTAAACGGCGGCACTGGAGGTGTTAGGCTTGTGTCATTGATAGTAACTGGATCGCTGGTCGCTAATATTGGTCCCGTAATGCTACCTGATCGAACAGCAACAGTGAATGTTTCTGCTCCTTCGGTAGTAGCATCAGCGGTGGGTGATACTGTAAATGTTGCTAGGTAAGGACCTGTAAAAAGTCCATTACCGGCAACATCGATTGATCCGCTCGTAGTGGCAAAATCACCTGCATTGGTTTCTATAGTCCAGTAGTAACTACCACCGGGGACATTAGTTCCACCAAAATTAAAGTTTAAGCCGCTACCTTCATTGACACTTTCTGGACCACCACTGAAAAATGGTGTCAATGTATAAGTTGTCGATAGTGGAGCGCCGCCACCAGTAGAGCTTGTTAATAATATCTGCGTTATTGGCATTGTGTTTCCTTAACTGTTATCTGACACATTGCCAGTGAGAAACCACAAACCGTTTTCAACTTTAATCAACGTAGCCATACCTTGATTAGCAAGCGACCAGTAGCCTGACAATGTTTGTTCTGGACCTATAATATCTATATTATTTCCAGCACTGTCAATGTCAATAGGGTCGCCACTGTTGTTGATAACTGTCACAACAAAACCTATGGGCAGTGGAATATCTTCGTGGTAAGGAACAACAACCCTTGACGCATCATTTGTAATGTAGATATGTTTGCCCATATCCTCTATGCTGAGTCTATGGTCTGCACCGTTGGTCAGTGCCACTTGAGGAATCATCTGCGCAGATGTGGTTTGACGTGTGCCGTCCGCAAACTCAATAGCACCACCATCACGATCCAACATGACATCTAGATTTTGATAGTAGTTGTCTTCGCTAGGATCCCACCAGTTCGGGAAGAAGTACATGTCCACAGTTTCGAAATCGCCGGTGCCCACTACAGGTGTAACCGCTGTGGCTTCTGTGGCCCAAATCTTGTCCACATTGTATTGTTCTTGCTGAACAACCCAAGAACCATAAGCACCATCACAGTCTCCAGTCTTGGGCAGTTTTACTAGGAAACCGTTAAGAGCACTGTTTCCACTGGTATAACCTGACACATACAAGTGATCAGAGTCTATAGTTAGATTGCGTCCATTCTTAAAGGCTTCAGTAGTGCCATCACCTTGTCTAATAAGTGTGCCAAAGAAGTTGCGCCACGCAATTTCACCGTTGGCGTTAAACTTGATAACCTTGATAATGTTGTTGTATTGATTTTCAAAGTTGCTTTCTATTACAGCATAGATATCACCGTTGCTGTCTATGGCCACTGAACTGTCATCACTTGAATGTGTTTTACGTTGCCACTTGACAGCACCTGTGTTGTCAAGTTTAGTAATAACGGTTTGACTATCAGTTCCATTTTGGTGAGTGACCACTACGCTATTGCCTTGAGCTGACACGCATTTAGCATAGCAGTTGGCAATAGTATCGTTCAGTGCCTTGGTCCATTGATGTACGCCTGCGCTGTTAAACTTTGAAACCACAGCACACCAGTAGTTGGTGAGATCTGCTCCTGCGAACGTGTCGTTGTATTTGGTCATTTCACCTACAGCATAGATATCAGTCCCACTGACAGCCACTGACAAGTAACGATCAGTAACTTCTTCTTCACCACCACTGACTGTTTTACTCCAGTCTATGGTAAAGTTGCCTGTCAACTCATCAGTTGTACCAGCAAGTACAAATGCTTCGCCATCTAGTGGCTGTAGCATATTGTAAGTGCCTGTGCTGTAGTCTGGCGTTTGGCCAGTAGTCTGTATTCTCCAATAGGTAGTTGGAGCAGTACCTGTAACTGAACCAACGGTAGCAACACCGCCAACACCGCCAACACTAGCATCAACCACTGTCATTGTGATATCGTTGGCTGGGCTTGTGCCGCCTGGGAACTGTGTGCCTACGATAGTTAATACATCGCCATTGGAATAATCATTTCCAGCAGTGTCAATCGCATAAAGATAGTCAACTGTTCCATTAACCGCAGGTACCACTGTTACTGTACACCCTTGTCCACTACCTTGATTTACTGTTGTAGTCAATCCAGAATAGCGATTCACTGAATCAACAGCCACACGCCCAGTAATGCTTGTACCACTGACATACCACCCAGTATCTGGATACTGACTAGTACTGCCAATAATATTTGCTCTTAGGAACACTAATACTCCAGTACCGCTGCCGGTTGCGGCTGTTACTGATAAAGGTCTATATTCGTCATACTTGCGACCGACTACTATCACTGTGCCGTCACTTAAAAAGTCTAAGTCGTAGCCCAAACAGCCATTGTTATTGCCAGTATCTCTAATGCCTGCTTGGCGAACAACTTGAGCAGTGTCTGGATCAATTTCTATCAATGCTGTATTGTCTTCTGAACCATACATTTCAGCCAACACCATAATATTGCCTGTGACTGGGTTAATTTTTACAGCATTACATCTTGAGCTATAACCGTCGCCGTCTTCTCCTAGTCTAATAGTCCATAGTATTTCACCTTGGCTGTTGTAACGTGCCACAAATCCTTGACTGTAATCATCTGATCTTCCTACCATGTAGACATCACCTGTTTCTGGGTCTACACAGTTAGCCCTTGGAGTTATATCGTCGGTGGTGTTGGTAGTAGGTCCAAATATTGAGAACCAACCAATTTGTGTTTGTACAAGTTTTATATCGCCATCGTTGGGAATAGTCAATGTGCCGTCATTGCCGAACACATATTCGTAAGGTGCTGATGTTGATATCTGTTGTGCTAATAAGGCATCTTCGTAGGTTATGCTGGCATTAGTAACATCAATGTCTTCTGTTAAATCTGTTACAATAGGGCCTGAATAAGGAAAGCCTTCTACTTCTATTAAATCAAATAGAGTTGTTAGTTTGCCTGGAATGCGGCTGGCTTTGACTGTGAACTTTTCATTGCCTGAACCCACAGTCATTTCACGACCGTCCTGGTCAATTTGGAATGTGATACTTTCCCAGTAGGCTTCATCGTAGGCCTGGCCGTATGTTTCTTTTTGTTTAACTGAAACTTGTACAGCCAACTTGCCGTCAGTACTGACAGAAAGATTTCTACCGCTGTTGGAATTATAGTCATAATTGCCAACATTCGTACCCTCGTCCTTGCTTTGATAAAACAAGTAGCCCGCTGGTTCTATATAGCGTTGCCACAAGACTATGCCCGCAGTAGAATACTTGGCAACAACCAACACATTGGTGTTGTTGTCTACGTAATCGGGGGAGGCATCTCTAGTTGGATTGGCCTGTGCCACAGTCAATGCTGATAGATAAACGTTACCTGCGCTGTCGCAGTCAATGCCTGTGCCCACTGACTCGCAAGGGCCTGGACCAATTCTACGTGTCCACTGTACGGCTCCTGCGCTGTTGAGTTTAACCACATGTGCTATGGTTACGTTATAATCATTGGCAAATTCGTTTACAAGTTCTTGACGACTGTTGAAACTGACAAAGATATTGTTCTGACTGTCAACGGTAACATCACCGCTGGTACAATCTTGAATTTGATAGTCTGTGAGAATTTTGGTCCAAATTTCTGAACCGTCTGTACCGCTGAATTTGGCCACATAACTTAAGGTAGGACCCGGACTGTAGGCTACACCCACTACCACAATATTACCTTGACTGTCTATGTCCATACCATAGGCTTCATCACTTATGCCTTCGTTAAACTGAATGCTGTTGGCCCAGACCAATGCGCCAGTGCTGTTGACAATCTTCATCAACCAAGTGATGTCATACTCAGTACTGCCGTCGTAGTATCTAGCGGCTATGTAGGTATGTGTATTGTCTGTGGCAGACCCTGCGGCTTCAACAAATGTATTAACTCCTACTCTAGTTACTCTGTAGGATTTAGTTTCAATGCTGAGAGTTATTGTGGTTGCGTTGGGCAAGTATACTGGTGTATAGTCATCACCACTGACGTATGCGCCAATGGCAGTAACCGTTTCAATTGTGGTCCAAGTATTGCTTGCTCCCACGGCTTCTTGCAGGCTCCATCCACTGTACGAACTTAAATTTCCGTAGTCACCAGGTAACTCAATTACTTTTACAGGGTTGCTGTTGTATGTGCCAGACGTCAGTGTATTGTTACCAGGGTCGATAGTATTGGTGATATTGCTGGTAACTGTAGAGTGATATAATTTCTTCCACTGCTCCACACCTTCGCTGTTGAATTTGATCACAACCAATGAGTCTTGACCATCAACAGCATCGTCCTGATTGAACATAACAATGATATTATTGCTAGAGTCTATGACAATGTCGTGTCCTTGACTGTCATCAGCATCTTGAACAATTTGTTTTTGCCATAACAGTGAACCTGCGCTGGTAAATTTGCTGATGATTAGTTTATCTGTGTAATCGTCAGTTTCCGTATTTTGGACTTCGCTGACATGTAGGGTAACCAAGTTGCCCTCACTGTCATACTCTACCGCAGATGATTCAACACCGCCATCATGGTTGTTGGCACGATTTACTATGGCAAAGTATTCTGTGTTGCCCACTGTGATTTTAACTTCTTTGTCGTTGGTAAGACTGACACTTTCAACAGCGCCAAATGTACCGTAGGCAAAGTCGTTAAAGTATTCGCCATTGACATCTGCCAGTTGTGTCCATGTGACGCCATTACTGCTTCTAAATATCTGCTCATCATCGTTGCCAATGTAGTAGTACGCTGGACTTGTGCCAGCCGCATCAAAGTATTGGCCATGGCTCATTGTCAGTGTACCACCTGATACAAATGGATCAAACGTGCTGGAGTCAAGAGCTGTGGTCATTTCCAAGTCGGTGTACAATGTATTATCACTTGTTTTATAGTAGTAAGTGCCGTTGAATTGGTCTGAGCCAGTGATAACAATTTTTTCGTTGTTGCGTAGCGATGCGCTTGGGCCGGACCCACTGTAGGTCAATACTGCTGGGTTAGCTCTACTAATAGAAAAGTTTGTAGTTGTATATGGCAAGGGAATTGACACAATGACGCCAGGCCCCATCTGATTGACTGTTGCTGTATACACTTGTCCGTCATTGGTTACTGCTATAAAGCCATCAGCGTCATAGGCTACTTCACTAATGTTGGCGGGCAAGTAACCAATCTGATTTATTATGGAATCAGTAAAGTACTCAGTGTCTAGACTGTAGTCCTCAGGATCAGTACCCCAGCCATACCAAACGTCATCGTTTGTGCCAAGTAGAATCATGTATCCTGGTGGCCCACCGTATTGAACCACCGTGAAAGGTGCTGTGCGACTTACGTCAAGGTCAATGGCCACGTGAGTGGTTCCAGTTAATGGCACTGTAACATCGTCAGTTATGAAAATACCACCAAATGCTTCAGAATCGCCAAGACTACTGGAAATAACAAATTCGCCTGTTTCAGCCATGTAGGCAACGTCTGTTAGTTGCCAATCGTCGTTGCCAGTGTTAAATCCTGCGCCAAATTGCGTGTCAAACGGTACCAAGGTCCAACTAATACCGTTAGTGCTGTGTGCTACGACAGGGTAGTAATTGGTAGTGTCAGCAATATAGCCAACTGCTACCCACTTGTTAGGCTCGTCAAAGTAGCGTACTTGAGTCCAAACTACGTCATTACTTTCAAACGTATCAGTGCCTGTACACAATGCTACCGTGCCAATAACAGTGGAATAATACATTCCTGGAGCACCAGTACCCGGAGGACCATCACCGCCAGCGATATAGACAATAACACCGTTGTGTACTGCTACTCGACTGATACCAGGCATACCGCTTGGCACAGGATCGCCCCATGTAACACCATCAGTGGATGTAACAATGTTGCCATCAACGTTGGCCATGATATAGATTAGGCCAGTGGAACTGCCGCCACTGGTTTGTCCAGTGTAGGCTGTAGTTTGTACGCTACCGTCTGGGAATGTTATACTACCGTCTGGAGCAAAGGTCCATATTTTATCGTCCTCGTTTATACTAACAAGTAATGGTTCTGGACCGTTAGTACCAATAACGGCAACACCAGTATCGGTTTCTAAGTTTAAGAAACCTGTGCCACCTACATATAAAGTGTTTTCATCAAACACAACATTGCCAGTGTTAGCATTGCCGCTAATATCACTAGTAGCATCACTATCTTCCGGATCTTCTTCTTCGTTTTCTTCACCCGGATTAATAACTTTAGTAGCAACAAACTTGCCGTTAACGTTGGTGAGTTTAATATTGTCTAAGTAGATACTGCCGCCTGCGGTATAAACGTGACGCCATTGATTAGTTGGACTACCCAGATCGTAGGTATTATCTGCGGCTGGCACGATATTTGTGTTGGGATCGTAGATGCTGGCAAGCCCAGTCCAGGTAGATGAGCCATCACCAATTTTTAAAATATTGTTGGTAATATCGTAACCAGGCTCTCCTGATGCTAAAACTGGATCTTCTGACGCCCAGTTAGCCGCTGTGTCTCTTCTTAATTTAATCTGCGTTGCCATTGTTAATCCTCTTAATATGTGGTTGCGGCATTGCCGCCGTCAATTAAAACTGTCAAATTTAACTTATTGTCTGCATCAACGTATGTTGCTGTTATGCCGCTGTGTGTACCGTTGGTAAACATCAATGCCGCATAATCCTGGGCTAATTCCTGTAATTCTGCCGCAGATCCCTGCCCTGCAAGAATGTATAATTCTTCAAAATTTTGATTTGTTTTGTTAAAAGCATCGCGTACTGTGTCGCCGTCTTTAGCGTTTAGCGCAGTACCGATATTAATTGTTTGTTTGGCCATGATTTCGTCCCAATAAGCTCGCTATCAGTATTTATCGTAGCGATAAATATATTACTATGCCAAGATTAAGCCTTTACAGACCCGAAAAGGGCAACGATTATAAGTTTTTTGACCGCAACATCTACGAGATGTTTCAAGTGGGCGGCGTCGACGTCTTTATACACAAGTATATTGGCACCGATGACGGCACGGCTGTTAAAGATCACACCCAGATTCAAGACTTGTTGTTCTTAGAAAATCGTGATAGAAAATACAGCGAAGACATTTATACGCTTCGAGGACATTATCAAGTAGCGGACATTGACTTTAACCTCAGTCAGTTTGGTTTATTTTTAAGCAATGATACAATTTTTATGACAGTTCACATTAATAACAGTGTGGATATTTTAGGTCGTAAAATTATGAGTGGCGATGTTGTAGAACTGCCCAACTTAAAAGACGAATATGCCGCAAATAATTATGCGGCTTCACTAAAACGCTTCTATGTTGTAGAAGAAGTTAATCGCGCCGCAGAAGGATTTTCAGCAACTTGGTACCCGCACTTATATCGTGTAAAATTAAAAAGCATCGTTGACAGTCAAGAGTACAAAGATCTGTTGGATCGTCCAACAGAAACAGACAACTATGCTGGGGATTATGATCCTACAATAACTTACTATCCTGGACAAATTGTAAAATATAAAGGTGTACTCTACGAAGTTATACAGGAAGTTACAGGCAATGAACCAGGAGTCAGTGAAACCAGTGTAGAGCCAACAGTCACAGACGGCTGGCAGGATTATTATGTAGTTAGTACTACAGATACCTTACGTGATCTAATGAGCACCTATGAAAAAGAAAAGGCCATAGGCGAAGCAGTAGTGGCGGAAGCAGAAGCCAATGCTAAGAAAAGCGGTTATGAAACCAGTCACTTTTATACATTAAATGTTGATGAGAATACTGGAACAGTCGATTTAACACTGGTAACATCAGATACTAATGTATCCGTAGATACTAATGTCACAGGCAGTGCATTGCCAATTCGTGACGGCTATGCTGGATATTTGTTAGGGGACGGTATAGCACCCAACGGTCCTATTGTTAATGTCGACGATGTCACTATACCTGAAGGACAGGTAGATGCACAGTTTGGTTTTGGTATACAATTTCCCAATGGTGCTGCCAGCGGTGATGTATTTTTAAGAACAGATTTTATGCCTAATCGTATGTTTAGATACGATGGACGTCGATGGGTTAAACAGGAAGATAATGTGCGTATGACATTGAGTAACACAGATGATCGTCAGACACAGAAAACTGGGTTTGTTAATAACACAGAAAAATCTGGAATTAGACAACTGGCATCTGACGTTATCTATATTGATTTACTGGGTGATCCAATTTGGGAAAGCGATGGTATCACACAGGATCTACAACTAACAGCAACATCTACAACTGTTACAACCAATGTACCATACAATAAAGATTATTTCATTGAAGTATGGATTGACGAACAGAGTAAAGCAAAGAAAGTTACAATGTCAAATACGGGCGGAACTATTGTATTCACAATAGGACATCCTATACAGGATAACAGCGTAATTAGATATACTATCTTCGATCGTGTAGTAACACAAAGACAGAGCCTAAGTAAAGCTCTTAGACCACAGGCGGACAACTAATGCAATTCTTTTACGATGGTCAAATAAGACGATATATTGGTCAGGTAATTCGCATGTTAAGCGGATTTAAGTATCAAGCCGCAGACGGAACACAACGTACTGTGCCAGTGATGTACGGAGATATGACCCGTCAAGTTGGCAGTATTATCAAAGAAAACTCAGAGAATAAATTATCTAGTGCTCCAAGGATAGCAGTTTATGTAACTGGCTTGGCCATGGATAAAACAAGACTAAGCGATGCAACTTTTGTCAGCAAAGTACATATTCGTGAACGTGAGTATAACGAAATCACTGGAGAATATACTGCTAAACAGGGCAACAATTATACTGTAGAACGCTTAATGCCTACGCCATATAAACTGACATTAAAAGCAGATATATGGACCACCAACACTGACATGAAATTACAGATCATGGAACAGATATTGATGTTGTTTAATCCAAGTTTAGAAATACAGACCACAGATAATTTCATCGACTGGACTAGTTTAAGTGTTGTAGATTTAACTGATATAACTTTTAGCAGTCGTAGTGTTCCTGTAGGCGCTGAAACAGAAATCGACATTGGAACTTTAACTTTTGAAACACCAATCTGGATCAGTCCTCCTACTAAAGTTAAAAAATTAGGTGTAGTTACAGATGTACTAATGAACATATTCGATGCCACTGGCAAAGTCACTCCTGATTTTGTCAACGGCAAACCAGTCGCTACAGAATATAATAATACCGGTGGCTTTGGTTTACTAGTTTATAATAATAAATTAAGTCTTCTTAAAGGACGAGAGCCTATTATAGAAGATGATGCCGCCGACAGTGTGTTTACTAAAATAGGTGCAGACATCAGTTGGGATTATATTTTTGAACAATACCCAGGAAAATTCCGTACCGGAATCAGCCAAGTATTTTTAATTCAAGACAACGGCAATCAGATTGTAGGCACACTCAGCGAAGATCAAGATGACAGCACAATATTACATGTGAATTGGGATCAAGATACATTTCCAACCAACACATTAATAGCCAACGATGCAAATACTGTATTGCGTGGCACTGTGGATGCTATTGTAGATCCAACAAGATTTAATCCTCGTCCAAGATTGCCTGGTGGTGCGTTAGACTGGCCTGATATTACCAGTGGTCCGATTAGATACATCATACTAGACAGCATTGGAGACGAAGTAAATGACGACGGCCCCGATGGCTGGAAAAATCAAGACGGCAGCGATTTTTATGCACAGGCAAACAGTATCATCGAGTGGGCGGGTACACACTGGGAAGTAGTTTTAGATCCTAACGATCCTGCATTGGTTGATACACCTGTATACATTACTAATCTAAGAACTGGTATACAGTATAAATTCTTAGAGGGCGAATGGACTAAATCATTTGAAGGCGAGTATCCTAAAGGTACTTGGCGCATGATATTCTAAAATAAGTAAGTGCATGAAAGAACAGATTGTCTGCTCTGGCGCACTATTTTATGCCAAAACTACTCGAAGATTTTTACTGCTACAAAAAGCAGAAGGTAAACACGCAGGTACTTGGGGATTAGTCGGCGGCACCAACGTTGAAGGCGAAAGTGCTTGGCAAGGACTTCAAAGAGAAATTGAAGAAGAAATTGGCAGTGTTCCCAGCATCATTAAAACTATTCCCATAGAGACATTTGTCAGCAACGACAGCGTGTTTAATTTCCACACTTATCTCTGCGTAATTGAAAACGAGTTTATTCCTGTATTAAGCAAAGAACACAACGGGTGGGCATGGGCTACAGTAGACAGTGCTCCTAAACCCCTACACCAAGGACTGCGTAGTAGTTTTAGTAATAAAATATTACGTACAAAACTTCAAACAGTTTTTGATATAGTAGATTTAATTTGATAATCTCCACTGATTATAAACTTGACTAACAGCCTGTGGTGGGCCGTGTTCTGTATTAAAACTAACAACCACCCGTCTAGTACTACAATTAGCATCAGTGCTGTGCTCTAGCCAACTAGGAAATAATATTAACTGTCCTTCCTTGCACTCAACTATGTGATGATTTTCATTTAATTCATTAGATCCTAAAATCATTTCAGCCATTCTACACTGTGCCACGGGACTGTGAAATTTTAAACCTACAGACCTTTCGGGTGCTTCCACATATAATGCTCCTGAAATTACACTAAGTTCATGCCTATGAGGTTTCACTGCGTGTCCAGTTTCCATGATATTGAACCAACTGTTGGTTATCTGCACTGGCGCCATTTGTAAATCTAGTGCCATGTCTTTTACCAAACTTTCTATTTTGGCTCTAAGCCTCCTCACACTAAAATGACTTAAAATTGGAGTCATTGGAGTATTATAAGAACTGCCAGCATCACTAACTAGGCCGTGTGGTCGCAAATTTTTTTCACTTTGTTTTACCAAATCTTTAAGATTTTGCCACTCGGGCTCAGTGGATAAATCGTGAATATCTATACGTACTGGAAAAATTAATTTCTGCATTTGGTGATATTTAGTACTCTGTTTTGCTGTAAACAGCGGTTGTGACTCTATAAATATTCTACAGAAAGGAGACATCGATGTTACTAAAACCAGTACATGATAGATTAATTGTTAAACGAGACGACCCTGAAAAAGTCAGCAAAGGGGGAATTGTTATACCTGATCAAGCTCAAGAACGTGCAACTCGCGGCACAATTCTAGCCTCGGGTCCAGGAAAATATGCTGAAAAAACCGGCGTGTTCATCCCTACAACCCTACAACCAGGCACAAAAGTTTTATTTCATCCTTATGCTGGCAGTGAAATGAAGGTAGGTGAAGAAATATTCTACAATATGCCAGAAGGCGATATTTGGGCTATCATAGAAGAAGATGAAGAACCAACTGCTGTCTAAAGATTATATTATACACCAGATTGATTTTGTTAAAAATAATCAACAGTTATATTCGAATCAATGTATAGAATTACATAAGGCATTGATTCGAATAAATGGGAATATCGATACAACTAAATCGTATTGGAAATATAATATTTTTAATGTTAGTTGTAGCAGTTTAGCGTTCTACAGGCTATGGAAGGAACTTAATTTAAAAATAAGAGAATATGTTGGAGACGATCGTCCATTATGGATGTCTGGGTGGTTAAATTTTCATAAGAGTGATCAAGTTTTAGATTGGCACAATCATAAATTATCTATTTGTCACGGTTATGTTAGTATTGATCCAAAAAATACTGTAACAGAATTTGAAAATTATAAAATTACAAATTTGCCTGGGCAGTTGTATCTTGGTCCTAGTGAAAGAATGCATCGTGTTTTAGTTTTAGAACCATATTCTGATTATAGGATTACTATAGGATTCGATGTAAGCGATAAGCAAAACGAAGATCATATTAATTCTAATTTTCATTCTTTTATACCGGTATTTTAATATGTTTAAATTTTTAGAAGATCAAGATTTTATTAACAGTAGACAAAATAATAAACATTTTGTTTTTAGAAATCTTGATCTAACTACTCCTACCTGGAGTGAAATATTAGAGAATTTAAACCAAACGATTGTTTCTAAATCAAAAATAAAAATTTTAGAGAATCTTGGATTTGTATTTTTTAATGCAGAAAGAATGTTGTCTGTAAACAGTTTATTAACTGAAATTAAAAAACTTACAGATAGGCCCTGTACAGCACATTGTTATATTTCTTTGTTAGAAGTATCGCATACATTTGGTAGACATAACGATACATCGGATGTATTTTTTTGGCAAGTACAGGGTCGCACACTATGGAAAGTTGAACAAGGCACAACAACCTATGAGTATGAATTATTTCCTAATGATTTAATTTATATTCCTAGATTTATATTTCATGATGTAGTACCGCTTGAGCCAAGGGCGGGTATATCTATAGGAATTGATTACTAAGATGTTAGAAAATATTAAAGATTATATTTTTGTAAAGAATGTTATACCAAAAGATGTCTGCGAATCTATGGTTAAAGATGTTGCCACACGAGCACCGTGGACTAAACATCAATGGCAAAATTACGGGATCGTTAAGGATAGAAAAACAAGTTTTCCGTCTACAGAATTAGACATAGCAGAATCAACTCCAGAACAAAATAATATACTATACCCATATATGGGCGAAGTATTAAAGGCATATGAAGAACGAATAAAAGAAAATAACAGTTTTGATAGTTTTGTTTCTAACTGCGGATTGCATATTGCTTGTCCGGTAAGATTTAATAGATACACAGTGCATACGCAGATGTTAGCACATCATGATCACATACACAGTCTCTTTGACGGTGAACGTAAAGGAATACCAATTTTATCTATTGTTGGATTACTGAATGATGATTACGAAAAGGGCGGATTTTTCTTTTTTGACGATTACGAAGTAAAGTTATCTGCTGGAGATATTCTAGTATTTCCTTCTGTGTTTATGTATCCGCATCGCGTTGAAAAAGTATCTAAAGGTACACGATATAGTTTTGTAAGTTGGGCATGGTAATGGATAAGTTAATAGATTTTGTTCGTATTGAAAATGCAATACCTGAAGAATTTTGTGATGAGATTGTAAAAGAAATCTCAAATAATCCTCACTGGGGTACACATTCCTATCATCCAGGTTTTAATAGACCCACCGTAACACATTTTCCTCCTACAGAATTTGAATTTCTCGATGCAGAAGAACAGTTAAGTTTAAAATTAATGCCGTATGTAGAACGTGTTATGAGATCCTACAACACATTCATTAATCAAAATAATAGTTTTGAAGGGTATGATTCTGAAACTGGGGTTACTACCTGCACTCCTATACGGTTTAATCGCTGTCGAATTCACACACTTGTTGAAGCACACCACGACCATATACACGAATTATTTGGAAAAGGAAACAAAAGTATACCTTCAGTTTCAGTAGTTGGACTGCTTAATGATTCATTTACTGGTGGCGAATTTGTTATGTTTAAAGACACTGATATGAAATTGAAGAAGGGCGATATTATTGTATTTCCTTCTAACTATCTGTACCCGCATCGTGTTGAAAAAGTTAAAAGCGGAGTTAGAGTAAGTTTTGTTACTTGGGCGTTTTAATGACCGATGATTTTAAAAACATGGTTTTTTCTAAGGATAATTTTTTTATAAATCCTGATAAAATTCTCACGCTGTTTGATCGAGAACAGTTTTTTCAGTCAGCCGCATATCCAGGACAGCGTACAGGCAATTTATTAGAATCTAATAAAGACATTTCAAGAAATTTTGGTTTGTTTTGTTCTAAAAAAATATGCGATGAAATATTTCCAGGAATTCACGGACTTATGATTGACATCAGATTGCATATCAACACCGTGTACCATGACAGTGAACTTAATCAAGGATGGATTCATGCAGACGATGCTGATCTGGCTGGATTAATATATCTGTCAAAGAACGAAGATTGTTTAGATACTGGCACTTCAATTTTTAATAAAAAAATAAAAGAAAACTTTTCATCGAGGGATATTACATCTCGTCAAGAGTTTAATGTCACTGGTGTTGCAACTGATGAATATAAAAAAGATTTGTATGAAAATCATAGTATGTTTTCTGAAACAATACGTATAGGCAATGTTTACAATCGATTAGTGGCCTATGATGCTACATTATTTCATCGACCGAATCGTTATAACTTAGATTCTTTAGAATTGAGAAGGAGTATTGTATTTTTTATCAAAGGTTTCAAAAGAACATACGAATCAAAAATTAATATTATGTCGTCTTGGGAGGATGTATGATTTATAAAACTCCGTTATTTGAAGTACCAATGTATAAAATGAAAGCATCTAGACATGCTGAGATTAAACAATGGATGCTGGACAATGTGTTTACTGAATATGAAAAACATGGCCCTAATGAGTCGTCTAGAAATCTTTATAGCAGTTACTTTCCCGGTGCTCCTAAATTAGATAACAAGACATTTTCTAATTTTTATACCAAAGATATTAACAATTTTATAGATAAGGCAGGTTTTTCAAAATTACATAAGTGGGAAACACGTTTGAACTTTTGGTATAATTTAACGTTTAAGGGATCCTATCAGGAAGTTCACGACCACTTAGGAGGTCCTATACCAATTTCCTATGCGGCAATTCATTATGTTGTCTTTGACAAAGCAGAACACATTTCAACAGTATTCTATAATCCGTTAGAATCTATTTTAAAAACATTACAACCAACTACAAAGGATCAGTTTAGACCTACCGATTATCAAGGTTTACAAAAAATATTTAATGTTGAGGAAGGAGATTTAATAATATTTCCGTCTTATGTACCGCACTCTGTGATGACGCAAGTTAGCGAAAACCCCAGACTTACTGTAGCATTTAATCTCAGCATTTACGAAAAGGAAGCATATGAGTAATGTATCTACAATACCTTTATTTCCTGTAAACATTTACAAAATAAAAGTAACTAATCACGAAAAAATTAAAAAGTATCTTATGGATAATGTGCATCCTTATTTTGAAAAACACGGACCCAACGATCCAGTACAAAATACATTAACAGACTACGGGTTTATGCACGATGCGGCATTCTGTCATTGGCCGTATCTTATTGATTGGTATAAGCCAGATATCCATTCTATATTAGAAACAATTGGTTTCAATTTTAAACGCCATCCTTGGAAAATAAAAATGAAAGGATGGTATAATTTTTCTACCAGCAATACTGCGGCATTTGTACACGATCACGCCGGAGGACCTAGTACAATACAATTTTCTGCTGTACATTATGTAAAGTTAGGAGAAGGCGCTAAACCAACTGTGTTTAATAATCCATGGAGCAAACTGTTAAAAGCAACTACTCCTACTAAAAACTTTGATTTTCTCCCGCCTTATTTCTGTGATTTTTCTCGAATGCCCGAAGTAGAAGAAGGAGATTTAATATTATTTCCTAGTTGGCTCGATCACTTTGCTCCTCATTTTACTTCAGGATCGTTGCGTGTTACCACTGCTCTCAATATTATGATGCGTGTAGATGATGGAGACGGAAATTAAAATGAAATTCAGTGAATTAGCCAATGTTGGCATGGTGCTCGAAGACTTGAATCCGTTTTTAGTTAAGCGTATTCAAAAAGTTACACAAACATTTAAAGATATGTTTAAAGAAAATAGTTCTCCTGATATGTTATATCAGTTTCATAGAAGAATAGACGGGTACGATCTAGATTATTTAATACCCGAAGATTTAAAAAAAGATATTGAAAACGAAGCACTTAAATTAATAATTGCACACGAGCATACATATCAATATTTTAATAGAATGTATAATTTTATAACATCAATTCCACCAAAAGAAGTTCAGTTTGAATTAGAACGTATGTGGGTTAATATTCAACGCAAGGGAGAATTTCTACCTATACACGAACATTCAGGCATCTATAGTTTTGTTTTATGGACTGATGTTCCGTTTAACATAGCAGACGAAGGGTTATATAGTCCTAATCCTACTACAGAAAAAAACAGAGCAGGACATTTTCAATTTTTATACATAGATATTCTTGGAAAAATCAGCACATTAAACCTACCAGTGGACAAAACATGGGAAGGAAAAATGTGCATCTTTCCATCTGCTATGAATCATCAAGTTTATCCATTTTATAGTTCTAATGGTATTAGAATTTCTATATCTGGGAATTTTAGGGTGCGTATAGGTGATTAATTTTAAACCGTTATCTCGAACTCTTGCTGATAAAAATTTAGTCTATGAATTTTTAGACCCGCTACCTACATGGGCTGTAAAATCAGGAGAACTATATTTTAAAAAGTTTGCATTTGAATACGGTCATCATGCGGCATCATTAGACGACGGAGAACCATATTTTGGAAAAATGCTGTTGCTTAGAGAAGCAAATCTTGATTTATCTGTACCTTACTTAATACAAAATCTCTGCGACTGCATTCAACTATCACTGTTACCACAAATTGATCCTAATGGAAAATTTGTAGAATTACAGAGAATTGCCGTCAATGGTCAAACTTCAACACAGAACCCTGCACCTCATATTGATACCGATACAGATTCCAGTTTATGGACTGCGGTATATTACGTTAATAACAGTTCGGGCGATACTGTATTTTATCGCTCTATTCTTAATCAAGAAGAAATATACAGAAGTACATTTCAGCAAGGAAAAATAGTAATATTTCCTGCAAGTTTTTGCCACAGAGCAGTTGCGCCTCTAAGTGGCTGGCGAATATCAGTAGGCATCACTTTTGAATGGCATACTGATTTATCTAAACAATGTCGGATGGATGTATGATTAATACGTTTGCATGGAAAACTAATTCTAATGTAATAGAACATACCAGTGTTTTACAAATAAAAAATGCTGTTAGTTCACAATCAAGAGAACAGTTAATAAAAGAAATTTTAGATTATAAAAGTGTAACTGTTGATAACTCTGGCAGTGAAAAAAATTGCTGGCGTGGACGACCTGAATTGCCAAAAGAATACATTAATGATTTAATTCTTACTGCTGTGAATGCTTATATTAATTCATTGCCCAATTCTGCTATGCTGTCAAGAAATGAAAATCCTTCAGATAGATTTGATTATGATAAACCGTTAATTCATTATTGGGTCAACGTAAATGCAAAAGACGGATACAATGTATCGCACAATCATGCAGGATCTGTAATAAGCGGAGTTATATATCTACAGGCTAGCCAAACCGGAATAATAGAATTTCAGCCGTTAAATTACATATATAAAATTAACCATCCTTGCTGGTTTTATAACGGCAGTATGCAGTATCATCCCGAAGACGGTGATATAATTATATTTCCGTCTTATCTATTGCACAGCGTAGAGCCAAATCCAATAGATAAAGAAAGAATTAATATTGCTTTTAACATAAATTACACACCTAAATGAATATAGAATTTTTCTGCGAAGATAGTCATGTTTCAGAATATTGGCCACCAGTGCCTGCCAAGGATTGTATACCCGAAGAGTATGCTAATCTTCCTGCGGGTAAAGAAAAATATCAAATAAAAGAAGAACCTATTCATAACATAAAGGGCTGTTTGCCTGCTATGGATTTTATGTCCGCCGGTTATATTATTTTTAATTCTTATGAATTAGAGTTAGATACAAAATTTAAACAATTTAGAGAAGATCTAAATTTAAAAACAGCAAGAACCATCACAGAGTCCGAACATGAATCAAATATTCATGCTAGAAAAGCTCTTGCAATATATTATGAAAATGCCTGCCCTGTAATTAATGAGCAAAAAAAGCAACGAGTATATTTTAAAGTTAAGACATCTTGGGCGGTACGAACACCGCCTGGTTATAGTTGTTTGGTAATGCAACCTTTTTACTTAAATGAAAAAAGATTTACAATTATGCCTGCTATAATAGATACAGACACGTATCATTTACCAATACCTATCACTGGCTATTTAAACATAAAAGAAAATACTAGAATACGACCAGGCACGCCTTTAGTACAGATAATTCCATTTAAAAGAGACGACTGGAATATGTCTATATCCGACAAGATTCCTAGCGACAAATCAAAATTCTTTATTTGGAATTCCTATAAACGATTATTCCATTCAATTAAAAAGTATATATGACCAAAGAAATTAATATTAAATTTACCTGCGAGGACGAGGATACGGCTAAATTGTTTCCTCCCGTTCCGGCGGCTAAATTAATTCCCGAGTGGTATAAAAACATTCCTGTAACTGCATCAAGGGCAGAAGGATATATCGATGGCGATCAAGTTCCTACTATAAAAAGATGTATGCCGGTGTTAGATTATCTAACTTCAGGGTACATTCTAAGAAACTCCTACGAAATAAATGCGTGGCCTGCAAATAAGGACGGTATAAAGAGTTTTAATCTTGAGTGTAATAAGAAAAATTATGTAGGAGCACATCCGTGGCATCAGGCTACAACTGAAATTAACGGTGTTAAAAACCATTATTTTAAAATTAATCAAGAATGGCATATTAAAACTCCGCCTGGATATAGTTGCTTAATTTATCAACCTCATTATTTGTTTAGAAAAGAATTTCAAATGTTTCCCGCTATAGTTGACACCGACAAGCATGACGACTTTACTGGGTTAGTAGGGATTATCAACAGCGAAACTGATTTTACTATTGCTCCTGGAGATCCGCTGGTAACTATTTTTCCGTTTAAACGAGAAGAATGGAAAATGGACGTAGAGTATGATAAAAATATTGGATCTAACAGTAGTTTTAAATATTTTTTACACGGTGTTTGGCATGGGTTTTACTCCAAAATGTTACACACCAAGAAGACGTATCGATAACGGCTAGTGTAGGTATATAGTATATGTTTACATTTTTCTTTAAGAAGTCCACGGTTCATATAGATATCTTTACTTTCTATCCTGGTATTATTGAACTGTTCCCGATTAGGGAAGCCGACGATGTAATGCCATCGTGGTTTAAAGCAGTGCCAACTAGCACCAAATCTCCGTCGGGCTCCTCAGTGGCAACAGTACGCACTTGTCCGGGCATGGTAGAATTATTTAAAGAAGGTCTAATTATTCCGTCCTGGTGCGATTTATACCTAGACTGGAGTAGGGGATCTTTATATCATGAGCCCGACGAAATGGGCAAACAACATCCTGATTGGCAGTGGAATAAGAGTCCTGCTTTCAAAGATTTTCATCATTTAAAAATTGGAAGTCCGTGGAAATTTAAAGAAAAAACAGGTTCTAAATTTATGATGACTAACACTTGGTGGAATAAACCTGGGGTTAAACATTTTGTGCCTAATGGTTTAATAGAATTTAAATATCAGCACTCGTCTAATGTTAATTTATGGCTTCCTAAAGCAGGGTTCCCGCAAAATTATACAATAACTGCGGGTGATCCTTTATGTCAAATTATTAATATAGACGGAAAGAAAATAAAATTTCATATGCATTACACTGATAAGAACGAAATAGATCATGATGTAAACGATTTACTTTTTTCCCAAGTAGGGCAATACTATAAACGAAAAAAATTAATAGAAGAAAACTGTCCAAACTGGACTCCGGATACAAAAAAATAATATGTTTACAATTTTTAGACGACCATCAAAAATTTACGTTGACTGTTTTACAGATTTAGAAGAACTTCCAAAGTTTTTTCCTATTCAACACGCTTCTGAACGACTGCCTACATATTGGAAAAATCTGCCAACTACTGTGCCTTATATGGGTCCTCATCGAGGAACTATGAAGACATGTCCAGGAGTAAGTAGTTTATATAGAACAGGATTTATAATTCAAAATTGGCACGACATATGGCTTAGTGTTGACAATAATAACCTTTCCTGGCAACCTCAACCGGCCGCAGAATCACACGATCCAGGACAATGGGGCGATGCATTTAAAAATCATTATCATTTAAAAATGGTCAGTCCATGGCGCATTAAAGAAAAAACCGGTGTTAAATTTATGTTTACTAACACACTTTGGCACGATGAAGATTTTAAACCTAAAGTGGTAAATGGTATAGTAGAATACAAATATCAGCACACAAGTAGTGTTAATATGCTTATTCCTAAAAATATGTTTCCTAAATCTCAACTAATACCTGCAGGTAAAGAACTGGTACATGTTGTACCGTTATCCGATAAAGATGTAGTAATTAAGATGCACGTAGTTGATGCAACAGAATTAAAAAAATTACAAAATTGGGTTTTTACATTTAACGGTCATTATTTTAAACGTAAAAAACTATTACAAGATCGTGGAGAATAACTTGCAGGAATTTACAAAATTATTATCGTCTGGTGCGGCTGTTACAGGAATTTTTCCAAATCCAGTTTATAAAAAAAATATAGGAAGGCCGCTGACCGAGTTAGAATTAAAAGCATCCTTGCCTGAATCATACAATTTAAGACCTGGCAGTGATAATCTGCGAGCAGACAGTACAAAAATTCTAACTAATCCAGCATTTTTTGGAATTAAAAATTTTATTGACAGTTGTTTAAAAGATTTTTTAAAAGAAATTGTTTCACCTTCTACTGATTTTAATCTATATGTTACACAGAGTTGGATTAATTTTAACAGAGAGGGCGATAAACATCATCAACATTTTCATGCTAACAGTATTGTCAGCGGTGTCTTTTATCTAAACACCAGTGAAAATGATATGATATCATTTTATATTCCCCAACGCAGTCAGATTCATATTATGAATACTCCTAATTGGTGGAACATGCGTAAGATTGGAGTGCCTGTGCGTCCTGGAGATTGTGTTTTGTTTATGAGTGATTTAGAACACGGCGTTGAAAGACAGGGCATACCCGATCACACTCGTGTAAGTCTTGCATTTAATACATGGTTCAAAGGCGAGATCGGCAGCGAAGAAGGTCTGACACATCTAAAGCAATGAATATTTCCAGTTTAGAAACTATTGATTTACCTAACATAGGTGTTATACGCGGTAAATTAAGCGATGATGCCTTGCAGGTATTAAAAGAAGAAATTAATAAAATTCAACAAGACTTTTCTAAAGCAAAACCTTGGAACAAAGATCTTGCAGGGCATATTAGAAAAGAATTTTTGTTACAGGACAGCGTAAAAATTCTAGAACCAATGCTAATTAATATGGCTCTTGAACATAACGAAAAGTACAAATACGTTGATCCCACATTTGATGTTGAGCTAGGAAAAAAATATAGATTTGCTATGGAAACTATGTGGGTCAATTTTCAGCAAAAGCACGAATTTAATCCGTTACATAGACATACAGGAATTTATAGTTTTGTTATATGGGTTGAAATTCCTTATTTTTTAAATTTTGAAAAAGAGATCGGTCCGGGTAAAAACGCCAATGTTAATCGAGCAGGTATGTTTGAATTCACCTACACAGATATCTTAGGAAATCTAAGAGGTGAATCAATTGGTGTAGATAAATCCTATGAAGGTTGTATTATTATGTTTCCTGCAAGACTGCATCATATGGTGCATCCTTTTTACAGTACTGAAAATTACAGGATCTCCGTTGCTGGAAATATAAAAGTTATTACAGAATAATATGACTATTCATGCTATTTTTCCTACGCCCATATACGAACACGTCGGCACCGTAGAAGAAACATTTTTAGTACAACACGAAATTAAAAATTTTCTTCCTAAAATCACTACAACAGATGAATTCAATAATCCGCCAGGATGGGACGACGGTGTAAAAACAAATATCAAACTCAGATATAATACTATTGTAGATTTTCAAATGAAAAATCTAGAAAATTATATTGAGTCTCATGTTAAAAAATATATTCAATCTGTTGGAGCATGGGAACCTATGCCAAATAAACTAGCACATAGTTGGATTAATTTTGTTGAAACAGGTGCTAGGCAAGATTGGCATCAGCATCAAGATGCTGTTATTGCAGGAACTTATTATTACCAAACATCCGAAGATGACGGAGACATAGTATTTAGAACTCCAAATCAATTTGTAGAATTGGAATTATTTCCATTAGGATCTACTGTAGATAAGTTTTATAATATAAAACCTAAAGTTGGAAAAATAGTGCTTTTTCCAGGATGGCTTGCACACTCTGTAAGAAAAAACACACAGGATAATACTAGAATATCCATATCGTTTAATTATATGAGAGATAACTTTGCAGCCAGAACTGAAACGAATCATAAAAACAACAAGTAAATATGTCCAAGAGAGGAATTTAGATGAAAAACAAAATTAATAAAATTATAATAGTTGGTGGCGGTAGTGCTGGATGGATGAGTGCCGCTATGCTATCTAACGAGTTTCCTGATAAGGAAATTGCTGTAATTGAAAGTCCTGATATTCCAATCATTGGTGTCGGCGAAAGTACCTTAGGTACAATTAATCAATTCCTAGGCACACTAGGTCTAGAAGATAAAGATTGGATGGAATATTGTAAAGCCACTTATAAATTATCTATTAAATTTACAGATTTTTTTGCCAAGGGAGAAGAATTTTACTATCCGTTTGGTATTAAAGACATGCAAAATTGTCAACAAGGAATCGCCGACTGGTTTGTTAAAAAAGTACAACAACCAGATACTCCTATTATAGATTTTTATGAAAATTTCTATAGCACTATGCCTTTCATCACACAGAGTAAAATATATGATAATGCAGATGGACAGTTGCCTGGTTTTAGTTGGAAAAACGATGCCGCATATCACATGGATGCCGCATTGTTCGGTGAATTTTTAAGAGAACGTTTTTGTGAGCCAAGAGGTGTTGTTCATATTAAAGAACACATAGACGACATTTTGCTTGCAGACACTGGAGAAATTGACGGGCTAGTACTACGTAATGGCGATACACTGGAAGCAGATTTATACTTAGATTGTTCTGGTTTTAAATCTATGCTGTTAGGAGACAAGTTGGGTGTTAAATTCGATTCATTCAGTAGATGGTTACCTAATAACAAAGCATGGGCTGTTCAAGTTCCTTATGAAAACAAAGAACTTGAAATGGAAAATACGACTGATTGCGTGGCTGTTGATAATGGCTGGATATGGAACATTCCTCTATATCATAGAATTGGTAAGGGTTATGTATTCTGCGATCAGTTTACTACCGAAGAACAGGCGTTGGAAGAGTTTAAACAATTTATTATGACTAGAATGAAAGTGTTACGCACTAGAGAACAAGTGGATGCACTAGATTTTAGATTAATTAATATTAAAAATGGTGTGCATGAACGTTGCTGGCACAAAAACGTAGTAGCAGTAGGACTATCATACGGATTTATTGAGCCATTAGAAAGTACAGGATTATTAAGTGTTCAGGAAATTCTATTAAGATTATGCCACACACTACATTATGATACTATTAATAAAATACATATTGATAATTTTAATCACATTGTTGGCGGTATCATGCAGAGTTTTAAATTCTTTGTAGCGTATCATTATACTCTAAGTTCACGAAGAGATACTCCTTATTGGAAGCATGTCACTGAAAATATTGAAATGGACAGCGAAATGTTAATTCCGGGTAATCAGATGCCTAGTCAAGTGGGCGAGTTGGCTGTAAGATTGTTACAGAGTCATCATCTACCTGGAGATTTTTCAATGGGAGGTGTACCTGATATATTTGTAGGTATGCACATGGGTCCAGTTAATAATACTCAACTTAAAGTTTTAAGTTCAATTTTATTAGGACGTAATGGAACAGTTCCTGAATTTTTTAGTAATCAAACACAAGATTATTGGAATCAGAAAAAAGAATACATTCTTGGGCTTGCTTCGACTGCTCCTAGTCATTATCAATATCTCAAAGAAAAGATATATAACAACGAAGCATAAAAAAAGCCACCCTAAGGGTGGCTTTTTTGTATATTAAATTATATTATACAGAAGGCTTTACTGAAACATTGGTTGGAATTTTCTGTGCTTCAGGATCATCTGGATCCGCAACAAATTTTAACATTCTTTCTGTATCTTCCTTTTGTAATTGCAAAGCACTCTTTAAAATTAAGGAATCAAAAATTGCAGTTTTGTCTGCAGGAATCGGTTCAGTCCAATTTGGATCTGCAAGACGACGTTTAATCTCTAAAGCGGCTATTTCGTCCATAGATTCTTTAATTCTATTTGTAACAAAATCATCAATGTGTTGATGTGGGTTAACATATTTCCATGCCAATGCTTTCCATTCTAAATCTGTTACTTCTACTGTAAATCTTTTTGCCATGATTTATTCCTTATCCTTGTTCTCTTTCAGCCGCTGGTATCAAATCAGCATCTTGTACTATTTGATCTCTATCTGACGGGATAGTTGCAGTGTTTGGATCAGCAATCATACGTGCTATTTCCATTTCAACAATTTCATCCATGGCCAATCTTGCTCGCCATGTTGCCAAATTGTCAATAAAATCTAATGGATCTAGAGCAATGTGCGCTAGTACCATGGCTTCTACGTCTGTTAATTCAAATGTAATTTGTGGCATTCTAATTCTCTCTTATCAATATATATTTATCCGATCAGGTACCCAGCAAAAACACTATGGCTTCCGTGTACACGACTTGGTCCGCCTGCCCAGAAGAAAAACTGACTAGTATATTCTCCGGAACTCAAGTATAAATCTAAACTCATTGACACTCCGCCTGCATGATTATTACTTGTTCCGTGCATCCACATTCCGTGAGGGTGTCTTCCGCTCCATGCTCCCAAACCACCGCTACGACTAAATCCTAAGTGAACATAGTTTGGAGTATTGTTATCGTCGTTATAGTTATAACTTTGCCATGTTAGATGATAAAATCCGCTTACAGGTGCTGTAAATCTACCGTTGTTGTCAAAATTTGATCCGCCACGCTGATAAACGTCCCAGCCCATGCCTGAACCAATCTCTCTCCAACCATAGCCACCATAACTGTTAGCATAAGTCCATCCCGATGTTCCCATAGCGTTCCACATAATACTACCGTTAGTACTATCTGTACCTACAGTTTTATGTCCATTAGCATTAATACGCATACGTTCGGCGCCGGCAACAGTAAATACCACATTGTTTGCACTGTCAAAATATATACCAGTGTTTGATTGACTACCGCTTTGAATTGCTGGGGCGCCAGCACTACCGTTTGGTAAACGTAATACGCCAGTCATTGCATTACTGTTATTATTGCTCAAAGGTGTATAACCAATGTTTGTAGTCATTGCTCCGCTGGCCATACGATCAGCAGTAATACCTGCACCTGAAGAAATATCCCCGTCTACAATAGTTCTGTATGTAACTGTTCGTCCACTTAAATCTACGCTGGCTGCTAATTGTGTAGCACCGACTGCTCCTGTACCAATTTTTGCCGAGGTAATTGAATCTGCGGCAAATTTTCCAGTAACAACTGCATTATCAGCAACATCGCCTGCGGCAACAGAACCATCAATAATTGCCTCAGAATCTATGCGTTTAAAACTATTATACGTTGGCATTTAAATTATCCTATTAAAAATCCGCACCATAGGCTATGGTCTGCATGGAATCTTCCAGGTCCATTAGGTTGGTAAGGTTGTGGGCTAGCCCAGTCGCCTGCGCTCATATAAAACTCCACAGGAACCATAATGCCTGGAGCATGATGGTTTGGTAATCCGTGTGCAAAAATTGTGTGCGGGTGTCTACCACTTACACCTGTATTCGGCGCACCGTTACGTCCAATGTTCCAGTGTACATATCCAGGAGTACTGTTGTTATCATTATACCAATAAGATTGTACATAAAACCAATAATATCCCGATACAGGCGCTGTTACTCGAACGTTACTAGTAACACTGATACCGCCTTGTGTTTGAAATTGCCAACCAATACCTGTTAATTCTCTCCAACCTGCTCCACCAAATGAGTTCCAGTAGTACCACCCACCTAATCCGCAGGCAAAAAATGCAGGTCTATTAGGTTCAATAGCACGGCCGCCGCCATCAACTAGCATCTGTTGATTGCCAGATGTGGTAATTGCTACTTGGTTAGTAGTTGGAAAATATATTCCAGCATTATCATTACCGCTTCGGCCAATCGCATTACTACCAGTACTACCGCCGGCAAGTCTTAACTGACCACTGCTAACTGTGCCACCTGCTTTATTAACCGGTGTAAATCCTATATTGTTAACTGCCGCACCGCTGGCCATTTTGCCGCCAGTGATAGTACTATTGGCAATGTCTGCATTCACTATAGGACGGTATGTTACTGTTTTAGCACTTAGATCTACTGAAGCGGCTAATTGTGTGGTTCCTACAGAACCGTTTAAAATATCCGCAGTAGATACTGCATTGTTATTAATTTTTGCGCTTGTAATAGAATCTGTGCCTAATTGTGTACCAGTAATTGCACCGTCGACAATTGCTTCTGTATTGATTCTTTTAAAACTATTATATGTTGGCATTATATTATCCTATCAGGTGTCCGCTAAAAATTTGGTGTCCAGCATGATGACGACTGTTGTAACTGTGCCAACGAATCCATACACTGCCATATTCTCCGGCATTTAATCTAAATACAGAACTTTGACAACCACCGTCGTCGTAGTTATTTCTGTTACCGTGCATGTGTATGTTATAAGGTGTGCGTCCACCAGGTAACCAATCAACGTTGCCGTTTCTAGCAATCCAAGTATGTACATAACTAGGAGTACTGTTATTATCGTTCAATCTGTACCACACTGTGTGAAATACATAAAATCCAGATACAGGCGCAGTATATCTTCCGTTACTAGGATTCCAATTCGAGCCGCCAGTTTGGTGTGCGGCATTATTCCAACCCATTACACCGCCACATTCAAATGTACCTGTTCCACCATAGTTACTGGCGTATAACCAACCTGTGGTTGCTGACACAGCAAATGCTGGATGATTTGGTCTAAGAACACGACCACTGTTATTGATAACAATGGCTTCACTACCGCCGCCTGTGATTCTAATAGCATTGGCTTCTAAACTTATACCGGTATTTGTATTACCGTCTCTAGTAATACTAGGAGCACTGGCACTGCCTGCTGGAACTGTCAATACGCCAGTCATTGTATCGCCGGAAGTATTTACTGGAGTAAAGCCTATGTTAGTTACGGCAGCACCAGAAGCAAATTTTGCTCCAGCAACAGCAGCCGATGATGATATATCACTGTTAACTATAGGACGGTATGTTACAGTTTTACCACTTAAATCTATGGTTGCATTTAATTTTGCTGATGTAACTACTCCAGACATATCTGCGGCTACAACAGCACCGTCTTGAATATCCCCAGTTACAATAGTTGTGTTAGCGATGTCTGCAGATTGTACAGTTAAATCAACGATTGCTTCGCTGGAAATTTTCTTAAAACTAGAATAACTAGGCATCTCTTATCCTTAAATTGTGAAGATTCTCCAACCTCTAGTTGCGTCATAGTAAACTATTTCCAATGCCGCTCCCTGTGTTGTAATTTGTAAATCTCCTGCCTGACCCATTATTGGTTGACCGTTTCTTAATAATTGACATTGATTTGTATTAAATGTATTTGCAATATCATAAATTCGAATTGTGTCGCCTTTGGCAGGTGCCGCTGGCAACGTTATATTGATTGATGCAGATGTTGTATTAACCCACAATGCCTGGCTTGCGGCAGCGGTGTATGTTGTAGTAACATCAACGTTAACATATCCACCAGCAACTGCGCCAGATAAAATATAATTTGTTCCGTCTGATGTTAAAAACGCCACTGTTTGATTTTGTAAAACAAAAGTCGAAGCAACGTTAGCACTGGGACCTTTAATAGTTCCGCTTGGTGTGCTAAGTGTAACTACTCCACCTGTGTTGTTATAGAACCCTTGTTGAGAACCGTTGGCCGCGGCAGGCGTAGCCAAAGTTACAGTATAGGGTGCAGTTCCTGTTAAAGTTGTAAACAGTCCTTGTGCGGGTGATGATAGGACAGCCGCACCGCTTTGAGTTGTAACTGACGCTACTGTGTTATATCGTGCCATGTCTCATTGTTTCCTTATTAAGCAGTTGATGTTTCAATACCGTAGACTGTACAGCCTACGTTTGCGGCACTTGAATACACTACAACGTTTAATCCTGCCTGTGCTACTAAACCTGTACGTTCAAAAACACCGTTGGCGATAATTGTAGTATCGTACTCTAAATAATCTTGTACGTTTGGTGTACTAGTTGCTGCCAATGCAAGGCGTATCTGTACCGCTGTAGCGTTTCTATTAGTAATAGAAACGTTAAACACTCCGTAGTTGCCTGTAGGAACTGTATATGCTACAGTGCCTGCTCCTGTTGTTCCTGCGGGGATAGCCGCTACTCCTAATCTTCCTGTTGCCATGTTATAATTTCTCCATTTTTATCTTTGCATAAAGAACGCAAGTGCAACGGGAGACCCGTCGATACCACCTGTAAAGTTCATTCTACTTGTTACGTTAATACCTTCACCTGTTGTAGTACTAATGCTGTTACCAGCAATATATATCACACCGGATGTCAGTGTATTTACGTTCAATGAGCTCTGTCCACCACCAATCTGTGCTGTAATATAAGCTCTAATTGCTCTTTGTGTTGGTACAACATTATCGCTGTCCGCTGTAAAGAACGGATCTGTACTGAATTGCGTAATAATTGCACTGTCAATACCTAATTCAATTGAACCTAACTGCAAACTATTTAATCCGCTTAGGTTGAACGCTGACGCATTCAATGTAGCAGTACCAGTTGCCTGTTGTACTCCAAACAAGTTACCAACGTTAAAGTTACCGTCTTGGTCAGTACTTGTAAAGAACACTCGTCCACCGTTGGTAAACAGTGCCTGATTAGCCTGTATTGCTGTAGCAATATCTACATACGGATAATTTGTCTGAGTTTGATTTCCGGTACCAATGTATAGGTAATCATGGCCAGTTAAACGAACCTGACTGTATTTCAATCTTGTTGTAATAGCGTCACCGTGTCTTGGTGCATTCAATGTTGTTAGACTTGGGTTAATTTGGAACGTTGCTTTGTATGTTCCCATGTTATCTAAATCTTCAACAAAGTTTGTCACAGTAACTAGTTTGTAGTATTCTCCAGGAATATTTGCAAATTCAACGTTTGCACCTGCTGTAGGTACTTCAGATAATCCGTAAACGTTAACAAATGTGCTTACTTGGAACAAGTCACTGTAACCGTCACCTACAGTATCGCTGGTAGCAGTTGCATTATCAGCACCTCTGTTACTGAAACTTGGATTTCCTAATGCGCCGTCACCTGTACGAGCTCTAAACGCTGCCACTTTAACCTTGTTAGGATCAGTAACGGTGAACACTGGTGCCGCACGATAAGTCATTCCTGATATAGTTGCAGTTTCTAATGTCACTGCTGTTGCACTATATTGTGTTGCACTAACTTTAAACTGTGTGCTGGTAATTGTTGAACCAATTACATAGTAAGTTTGCTCTTCAACTAGTCCGCCTGCGCTAGTTCCAAAGAACTCAACTGGTTGTCCGTCAACTAAATTCACTGTATTATCTACAGTAATTAAATTTGTTGTAACTGCGGTAGCACTCACTGTACCGTATGGATAACCTGATCCAGGTTCTACCATACGTGTTTCTATAACTACACCCGATGCAACCTTAACACGACCTAAAGCCTGTGCACCAGTTCTAATACTTGCGGCAATAGTTCCTGATGTATTTGAAATTGCAACCCATAATGGACGGTTGTTGATGTTACCAAACACCACAGAGTTCCAGTTACTAGAACTTGGCATTGCACGTAATGTCCAGTTAATACCGTCCGGGCTAGTAGCGGCTGTAGTGCCTCCGCTAGCCACTGCAAAGAATAGACCTTGACCGTAGCCAATTTCTGTCCATGTGGCTGCTGAAGGCAGTTGGCTTACACTTAATACCCAAGATGTACCTTTGTCATAACTTATAGCAACGTTTCTTGTTCCTGTAGCGATTGCTACAAAACGTCCATTACCATAAACAACATGACTCCATGTTGAGCTAGTTGGCAAATTACCGCCTGCTGTCCAAGCACTGCCGTTACTCGATACTGCTGTGGCTACGTTACCTGTTGTAATTGCAACGAATGTTCCGTTACCGTAGGCTACGCCACTGTAAGTTCCTGAACCCAGTGTTGGAATTGTTCTAGTAGTCCATAAACTTCCTGTTACACTAGAAGCCGCGCTGGCTGTACCACCAACAACTACATACACACCATTGCCGTAGGCAATTGATGTGAAGTCACTGGCTGGTAATGCTGTTCCTGCTGTCCATGCACTGGTTCCAGCAATACCAGTTCTAGTTGTGTAGGCATTGTTTGTACTACCAGTTGCAATGGCTACATAACGAGCACCTGTATCTAATATTGTAATTGCAGGAGTAGTTGTGTAACCCTGTCCACTATAGTTAATAGTGAAACTACTGACACCAGCGTTGGTTAAACTTGGCGTTGCTACTGCTGTAGTACCAATGTATAGTAATGTGGCTGTTCCGTTAGATGCAGAACCGCTGGTATGTGTTGGCCCGGTAGTAGTTAATGTACCACCTGCGGTTACTTGATACCAATTTTTACGGTTTGGTGTAACTGTTGTATTAGTGTAGAAAATTTTATCATTTAATGCAACAGTACCGCCTGAACTCCATGCTGTTCCTGTGTATGGATCATCAATAGTTACACTTGGTGCGCTGAAATAATTCTTACCCCAAGAATTAACTACAATATCTGTAACACGATCTGTTGCTACGCTGACAGTAGGTACAGCATTATATCCTGAACCAGGAACTGTAACTGTTATAGTTGCAATAGCACCATTTAAAACTGTACAAGTAGCAACTGCTCCTGAGCCGCCGCTTACTGGAGTGAATACAATCACAGGAGGAGTATTAAAGCCCTCGCCGCCGTCAAATATTGTCACTGTGGCTACTTGATCTTGTGTTGCGGCGCCTGTAGTGTTAGGCACGCCCAATACTGCTTGTAAAACTGCACCACGTCCGCCGATACCGCCAACGATTGTTGTAGCAGTTGCACCTTCTCCGCCCCCGTAGACTACATCTATCCAGTTTGCACTGGCTGGTAACACACCTGCACTAGCCCATGTTGTTCCGGTGGCGCTAAATGATGTTGTAGTCGAACTACCTCCAGATACTGCAACGTATTTGTTATCTCCAAAAGTTGCTTCAGTCCATGTGGCTGTTGCACTTAATGTTCTTGCTGTTGCTGTGTAACCAGGTGCGGCATAACTAATTTTTGGTTCGATAATATATGTTGTGGTTAAATCTAATGCACTAACTATAGGTGTTCCTGGAACAACGTGATCCCAACCAGCAGCCAATATTGGTAATGATACAACGCCAGTTGCACTGATACTTACTGCGGTGCCACCTGCACCCGTAGTACTAATTGAGAATTGTGTAGCAGTTAAACCTGAAGTTCTTACATAATATATTCTGTTTGCTTCTACACCATTGGCCGCACTGGTAAACCAAATTGGCATGCCTGCGTATAGAGTTACTGTGCTTGGAACTGTGATTAAATTGGTTCCTGTTGTTGTTGCAGTAGCAGTTATCGAAGTGAAACTATCTTTGTAAACTTTTGCAATTTTACTTCCAGTTTCATATGTTAGAATATTAGCATACTGTCCAACACCTGTACCAGCAGTAATTTGAATACGCATACCAATATATGCGGCACTTAATGCTTGGTCTGTTGCGGCAATAGTAATTGTTGTAGCATCACCTGTCTGTGCCGCGTTGGCCGCAGTAACATAGTTAGTACCACCAACTCCGTCACCGTTGTCTAAGTCAATAACTCTAGTTTCAAATATTGCTCCATCACGGAATTCATCGCCAATCGCTGTGGCATTATAACCAGAACCATTGATTGTGTGTGATGTATTTGTGTAATTTGTACCAGCATTACCATATTCAAAACGTAATACTTCCATTACACCGTCTGTTACAGTTTGTGTAATCTGTGCCTGAGCACCACGATTATTTAAACGTGCATATAGTGGAACTTCTTGACTGTTTACACCTTCAGCAATAACACCATAAACACCGTATGAGCTGTTACCGTTAGTAGCACGGATACGTCCACCTAGTTCTGCTAGGTACCCTGCATATGAATAGTATGCGAATACAGAAACAAGTTCTGTTAACGAATCAGCACCAGTACACCACACGCCAATACCGTCGCTTAGAATTGTTGTAAAGTCGTTCTTAACCATTGACTTGTTACCGCCGGCATGTAGACTAGAATCAATCTTAGCACCGGTACAGCCATAACCAAACATAGTTACGTTCTGACTATAATGCGAACGTGTCTGTACCCATACTTTGCTGTCGTTTGGACCAAATCCTGGGTTCAATGCTACATAAGCACCGGCAGTTGGTCGCTTGGTTCCGTAGGCATTTTCGTCTGATAGATCACCTTCTAATCCTCTTAGAGTGCAGTTACGTAAGCCAGTTGCGTTGCTTACATGGAACATGTCGCTCATTTCAGAACCTTTAACAGCATTGTTGTACAATACTGCGCTTCTAGCAGATTTATAATTACCTGGCCAGTTCAAGTCGTATATGATTGAACTGATATATTCTCTCATGTCTCTCTTACATGCGTCTTCATCAAATGAGTATGCTGTCTGCATTACACCAGTACTGGTTGTTAATGCTACTGGTGTTGTTGAATCTACCATTTCGCCAATAGTAAATGTAGTTGTAGTTGGTGTTGTTAATACATAGTACTGAACACCATATGAAATGCCACCCCATGCGGTACCAATAGTAACACCGGCAAGTCCTGTGGCAGTACCTGGATCAATTGCTGGACCTCCTACACTGCTACTTACTTTAACTGTTGTTGGGTTTACTACTGCTTGAACATAGTAAATTCCTGCTGTTAATGTTCCAAGACCTGTACCAGTTACTACAAATCTCATATTAGTAGTAACGCCCGCCGCAGTTCTTAGTGTAACATTCTTTGTTCCGGAATCAACTGCTTCAATTAATGTAGTAAGTTCTGTAGAACTAAATGTAACAGGATCTCCTACAGTTAATCTATGAGATGCAGATGTTGTAAATTCATCAGTGGTTGCATCTGTTGATGTAACTGTGCCTCCAAACTGACTCTTGATCCATGCTGTGGCTTCGTTTTCTAAGAAAGTACTGTTATTTCTTAAAATTTCAGCGGCATTGATAATGCCAACGTCATTCATATATGACAATGTACCGTTGACTTCTGGAGTTTCTCCTACACCTTTGTCAATAATATCAATAATAATTGACATCATCTTTCTAACGTATGTTTCAGCATCAGCATTGTTGTCAATAACAGCGGCAACTAACTTTTTCATGTATCTAAATGCTTGTAGAGTTGCACGTTTTTGATCATCAAGCACTACACTGGCTTGTGCTTGATAGTAACTCATACCTGCTTTTACTGAACGGAAATTGCTGTTCATCATTAAGTCATAACGAATAGCATCAATGATATATCCAACATCGCGACTGCATGTTGCAGAATTGTAATTTAAATTTGGATAGTTATCTGTAATGTAAGTAATAACATTATTTTGAATTGTTGATTTGTTTACTGATAATAATGTATTTTGATTTACTAAATTAGCAGTTACCCAACTTGTTCCTGGTAGGTTTGTAATCTCAACTGCAATACTTAACCCGGTTCCGTTGGTGAATGTTGCTATTGCTGTTCCGTTATATGTTGCAGCCAATCTAAATTGTGTACTGGTTAAACCAGCACTGATAACATAATAAGTAGTTCCGCTTACTAGGCCGTTAGCAGTAGATTGTGCAATAACTTCGTCGCCTGCACTTAATCCGTGTGTACCCGCTGTGAATGTATTATTAGTTGCAATCGCAGTAATTGTTACACGAGGTACACCAGTGGTCAATCCATTATTGATAATGTTAGTGATAATATCCATTAATGCACCAACTCTTGTAGCACTTGCGGCATCTCCTGCAAAACCAACCGGTGTTCCAGTATATGATGTGCCTACTTGTAACGGTGTATAAGAACTTAATCCACCGTTGGCAATGTCTTGTAACGCAGTTTTCAAGTTACCGTAAGCGGCTAATGTGGCCGCTTTATCTGCGGCATCAATTTGTAATGCACTGGTCAATCTTGAGTAGTAGGCTATACCTGCCTGCTTACTAGCAAAATTGCCGCCGTAGACCATGTCATAGCGTAAGGCATCAATGATGTATCCAACATCTCGAGCACAGGCTGTTTGACTGTATTCTATTGATGGATAGTTAGTTGTAATATATTGCAGTGTTTCTGCTTGTAAAAATTCTGAGTTTTCCCAGATTAATTTTGCCGCGGCAAAATCTTGTGTGTCTACAGTGGTATAATCAGGCCATGCAAATCTTGGAACTGCACCGCCGTTTATTGTTCCTACTACATCGTCAATAATAGATCCAATTTGATATGCGGCACCACCAGTGGCAATACCTTTAATTTTATATTTTAAGAATTTAATTAAGCCTAGACTTGCATCTTTTTGGTCTGCAAGTACTACGGCTGTTGAACTTAATCCACGATTATAACTTGCTCCAACAATAGTCGAAGCAAAATTACTGTTAAACATTACATCGCGACCAATAGCATCAACCATGTATCCAATATCTCTTGAGCAAAGAGCTTCATCAAAGCTCAATGATTGGAAAAACTTTTTCACATAGCCAAGTCCGTCTGACTGAATTTCTGCTTTTCTGTCTTGTAATTCGTTAAAGCCGGCAAGTAAACTTGCATCAACCCACGAAGTTGCTGGTGCAACTGCTGTTCCTGCTACTCCAGTGTTAATCCAATCGATAATATCTTGTACACGATCTTGTGCAAATGTACCGGAAACTGCTGGGCCGCCTGTGCCGCTCAATGACTGGGAAGTAACGTTACCTGATTGCGGTGTAACTGACAGACGCTGTGCCACTGTAGTAATAATAGATTTTAAATGTGCGTATGCGGCCAGCGTTGCTGTCAATTCACTAGTAGCAATAGTTAAATCTAATCCAGAATAATATGCACTACCAGCAATTTCGCTTTGAGTATTACCACCATAGGTAATGTCATAACGAATTGCATCTAAAATATAACCAATGTCTCTTTGACATTTGGCTTGACCTGTTGCGCCTAAAGCACTCCATACTGCTGGATAGGTATTTTCAATGTATTTGCTAACATCTGCCTTGATAAATGCATAGTTGTTAAGAATTTGTGTTCTTGCATTATTGTAACCAGTAGTATCGCCTGTGGCATTTCCTGTAGTTGCGTAGGCTGTGTTTGTTAAAATCGGAGCGCCAGTGCCCCAATTTGTTGGGTTTGTGATTAATTCTGTTGGTACTGAATTAATTCCATTGTTAAGTACATCATATATTACGTTTGCACTTCTTACAACACGACTAGCCGCTACACTACTACCAACATTACCGTCTGGTAATGTTGTATCTTGTGTTTCTGTATTTCCAGAAGTTGCTGATATAGCGTTATTCTGTACTAGGTCTGATGCTAGTGCTTTAATTCTGTTTAAAGCAGATACAGTTTTTGGTTTGTCACTGGCAAGGTTGGCAATAGCAGGTTGTGGACTAATTACTGTTGAACGAAGTTCGTCTCCCACTACCGCAGTATTTTTAGGAACTACCATTGGCAATACTTCAAAGAATGTACCTGTTTTTACACTAATTGTTGTATTTGAATATGTTGCTGTTGGTATTGCTGAAACAACGCCTGCTTCGATACCATCTGTTACAATAGTTAACAGTGCTTGAGCTCTTTCAGCGGATCCAGACTCAGCAAGAATACTAACATCTAAGATTGGTTCTGCTCTGTCGGCTAATGGAACTCCATTGGCTACTTGATAGTTTGCAGAGTCTGTTGCATTGTTAATTACTGCGGCCGCTAATGTTTTTAGATAATTGTATGCGGCAATAGTTTGCGTAGTCTGTTGGCCAAAATTAGCATTGATATAACTTGAACCAGATGCTGTGTAATATGCTTTGGCTGCTTTTGTTGACTCTTCGTTTCCGCCATGCCCTAGGTCATAGATTAGTGCATCAACTAGGTAACCAACATCACGCTCACAGAATGCTTGATCGTAGGATAAAGTTCCTGTCATACTAGCAGTCTGTGTGGTTAATACTCTTGTTGTACCGCTTGCTTGGTTTGAAATTGTAAATTTTGTAGAACTTATTATATCTTTGACGTAGTATTCTGTACCAGCAGTAACTCCTCCTACTGTGCCGCTGAATTTAATTGGCATGTTAGCAGATAAGTTAGCAGTGCTGATGCAAGTGAATTCATTTGTTGCGGCAGAACTAGCAGAAATATCAACTGTGTAGGTATAGATTACCCAGTTAGTAATTTCTTTCATTATGTACTGTTTATTTCTTGTTAGATTATAAACAGCATTTCTATTCCAATAACCTTTTTCAATTTGTTCGCAGGCAAATCTTACACTGCCCCACGGTTTGTCAATAGTTAATCCCCAACCTGTGTCAGTGCTATCAGTTCCTGTTGGTGCTACATAAACAATGTTATTAATAACACCGTAGTATGCCCACTCTGGATAACCATTTCTTGAACGAAGAACTGTGCCGTCATCGCCCAATGGTAAACGTGTAGGACCATTTGCACCATAATAGTATGTGTCACCTGCTGTAGTTAACACAGAAGATTCAGAACCGGCCGCTAATAGATTCCAGTAAGTACCTGTTGTGTCGTTATCTGGGCGATTACCTAACCCTGCGGTGTGCCCTTGTACACAGATATATGTGCTGGCTCCCCAAAATACAAGATCTCCAATAACATAAACTGTACTTGTAGTCCATGTAACAGAATTACCTGTTTGTGTAAATGTTGCAATAGCACCAGAACTAACTGTCGATACTGTTAAAGTGATATCGTTAACTGGGCTTAGACCGCCTACTGCTGTGCCAAGAATTTTTAAAGTATTTCCTGCCGCATAACTGCCGCCTGGATTATTTAAAACGATAGAATATTTTGTTCCTGAACGTGTTACATCAAATGTTGCACCGATTCCTGAACCTGTTAACGCTGTGCTGGCTACGCCTGTGTAAGAAACAGTAGGATTAGATAAACGTAAACCTGAATTTAATCTGCTCCAGTAAGTGACATTTGGTGGAGCGTAGTTTACGTTGTCAAGAACTGCAACATAAGTATATCCGCCTACTCTTACAACATCACCCACTTGATAGTCGGTTGAATTGTTCCAGTCTCCGCTGAAATTAAATCCTGTTGTATAAACATCCCAGTACGCGGTTGCTGTTGAAGGATTTTCGTCAGTATTATTTTGTTTGGCAATATATGAATAACCACCATAGGTTACCACATCGCCTTCTTGGTAGACAGCAGAGTCGTTCCAAGAATCTTCAAATTGTAGACCTTCTACAAATGTTTCCCATTTAGTATTATCAAAACTAGTAGTTGATGTATGATGTGTTGTACAGATCCAAGTGCCAGCGCCGTATTTTACAATGTCGTTAACACGATAACGTACAGCATCAGTCCATACACCTAGGTAAATAAATCCTTGATTAAATTCATCCCACTTACCTTGGTCTGCTTCTAGGCCAGATGCCGCAGTCGATGCTGATGTGTGTTTTTCATTACAAACATAAGTTATACCACCGTAGACAACTAAGTCGTTTAAACGATATCTTGTGGATGTTGTCCAGTCTTGTCTCCAGAACAATGTAGCGGCCAATGTGTCCCACTTACCCTGATCTGCTTCTAAACCAAGTGCAGTCGTCGCGGCAGAAGTATGTGCGTCGGTACAGATATAAACCACGCCACCATATTTGACTTGATCGCCCTGGTTATAGTATGTACTGGTAGCCCAGTCTCCTCTCCATTCTAGTCCTGCGGCTACTAGATTCCATTTGGTAGGATTAAAATTTAAGTCTGTTTCAAAAAGAGCAGACGCTGTGTGATTTTTAACGCAGATATAACTGTTACCGCCAACTCTTACTACGTCGTCTACGACATAGCCTGTTCCTATAGTCCAGTCTCCCTGCCAAACTAATCTAATTCTACCTAATTTAAATTCTGCCATTTAAATGCTCCATCCGTATATGTTATTTATCTTAGTATAAACTTCAGTCAAAATCATCGACGATTTGCTGATTTTAAAAAGTAATACATGGCCATACCATCGCCATCCCAACCTGAAAACTGACCGCCAAATCGTATTACGTTTGGCATGTTTACCACTGATCCTGCTGTGCCTTCTGGAATAGTACTGCTAATTTTATCAGGTCCACCAACTAATACTGTACCAGCAATCAACTGTCCAGTGAAAGTATTACTACCACCCTGACTTAATCTATTTGTTAGATATGCTTTGATTGCTCTCTGTGTTGGAATAATTTGGTTGCTGTTAGCCACAAATGTTTCGTCTGTGCTAAATGATCTAATAACCACACTGGCTGTACCTACAGCGATACCGCCAAGACTCAATGTTTCTAGTCCACTTAATCCAAACTGGCTGGCACTTAAAGTAACAATACCGGTGGCCTGTTCAACAGCAAATAATCCGCCAACTTTAAAGTTACCGTCCTGGTCTGTTGATGTATAGAATACTCGTCCGAAGTTTACTTCAACTGCTTGGTCTTGCGGTGCTAATACAGTATCTTCAGGCACATCTGGATAATTCGTCTGTATAAAATTACCATAACCAATACTTAAAAAGTCATGACCAGTTAGACGAGCTTGACTGTACTTCTGTCTAATAGTTACCACAGCATCGTGAGCAGGACTCTTTGCAGTACTCATCTCGGGTGCTAACTGAATATTTGCTTTAATATTTGGTGCAGTTGTTCCGTATACTGCGGTTGCGCTTGTAACTTTATAAATTGTAGTATTGCCGGCTATAACTAAGTTGTCACCTGGTGCAGGTAAATTTGTTAATTCTTTAACAATGATAGTTAATCCAACTTGGAAAGTATCAGCATATCCGCCACCATTAATAAGAACATTTGTAGAATTTGTATTATAGTCCTGTCCTCTATTAATGAATGTTGGGTTTGCTAATGTACCGTGACTAATTCTGTTTAACGTTGTTGCAGTTAATGTAATATTTGGATCCGTAAAGGTCAACCCGGGCGCAGTTAGATATCCTGAACCAGGTTCAAATAAACTTATAGATCTAATGCGACCGGATGCCACGTTTGCTCTACCTTTTGTTCTACATCCAGCAGTTATAACACTACCTGTATTTTGTCCTGCGGCTGATAAGAATCGTCCAGCGCCAGGTCCGATAGAAGGTCCAATTGCGGCACTGGTAAATCCAAATTTCAATGCTGAATAGTTGCTACTGGTCACTGTTCTTTCTGTCCAGTTAATGCCGTCCTCTGTGGTCCATGCACTAGTGCTACTGTTGTCAAGTCCCATAAATACGCCTTGACCATAGGCTAACTTATCTACTGCACCAATTGGCAATAAACTTTCGGACCAAGTAACAGCATCTCTACTATAAGCAGACTTTCCGCCATTGCTAGATACAGCAACATATAAACCATTACCAAATTCTACTTGTGACCAGTCGGCTGTGCTAGGTAATGTTGTACTAGTCCAAGTAACGCCGTCTGTTGTATATGCGGCACGTTGAGATACTGCTGTTCCTGCTCCTGATACTGACGCAATAGATGTTACATCGCCGGGCGCAGTAGCCATACTGGTAATAGTAATTGTAAGATCGTTTGCTGGTGTTGTGCCACCTAAACTAGTTCCTAAAATTTTCAGTGTTTGTCCGTTAGAGTATCCTGTGCCGTTGGCCGATAATGATACTACATAAGACGAACCAGAAGTTGTAACATTAAACGCGGCTCCTGAACCAGTAGCAGTAACGTTTGTTGCTGTCAGTCCGCTGTACAATGGCGCCTGTGCTACTGCAACAAACTTACCTCCGCCATAGGTTAAACCATTGTATGCTCCAGCGGGTAATAGTCCGCCTCTAACCCAAGTTTTACCATAGTTTGTAGAATAAGCAGACATTGTGCCGTTTAGTGCAGTAGTAGATCCTGATACTGTAAATGTATCAATTATAGCAGTTGGAGAACCCAGTGGTGTCTGCAATCCTGTAACTGTGATAGTTAAATCATTTGCAGGCGTTGCACCGCCAATGTCTGATCCTAAAATCTTTAATTGATTTCCTACAAGGTATCCCGATCCCGATGTTGATATTGCTAGAGTTGCATTTCCACCAGTTACTGTGACATTAAATTTAGCACCCGATCCTGATCCAGACAATGTTGTTGTACTGATATTTTTAAAAATAAATGCATTAGTATTTGAAATAGCAATAAATTTTCCGTTACCGTATGCAAGTTTAGTCCAAGCAGTGGCCAGCGGCATGGCAGTTTCTCTCCATCCTACACCAGCAGAATTTGAAATTAATGCTCTAGATGGACTGCCATCAAGTTGTACTTCATTAGAAATAATTACCCAATATCCATTACCATAGGCAATATCGGACCAAGAAGTATTAACAGGCAGTGTCAACGTTGACCAAGTTGTACCAGCATTGGTTGTTTTAGCCGCTGTTGAAAAATTGTTTGGTATAGCAATGAATGTTTCGTTGCCGTAGGCTATTGAGGCCCATGATACACCAACGCCTAGTGTTGGCAATGTTGAAGAAGACTGAGCAAATGGCGGAGCAGTA